AAACCCATGTATTTAAACCTAAAGGAGTACGTTTGAATGAAGTACGTTCAAAGCGAGGTTTACCTTTAGTTGAAGGAATATTAGCTACTGCCGAAGTAAAAAATGGTAATGGTAGATATTATTCTAAAGAATTATGGGATAGAGAAATTGACAAATATCAAGTATTAGTTGATGAAAATAGAGCAATGGGTGAATTAGATCACCCTGAATCATCAGTAATAAATTTACAAAATGTATCTCATAATATAGTAGAAATGTATTGGGATGGAGATAATGTAATGGGTAAAATTGAAATACTACCTACTCCAAATGGTAATATACTTAAAGCATTAGTTGAAAGTGGAATTACAGTTGGTGTTTCTTCTAGAGGAATGGGTTCATTAGAAGATAGAGGTGGTGTAATGGAAGTACAAGATGACTTTGAATTACTATGTTGGGATTTTGTTTCAACACCTTCAAACCCAGATTCATATATGCATTTAGTAAGAGAAAATAAAGAATTTAAGGCGCAAGATCAATACAAAGAAGTAAATAATGTGTTACGTGAGATATTATGTTCACATGGTTCTTGCCCTATTATATAATTAAAGGTTTTACCCCTGATTCCTGACAAAAGGCGTTTTCAATTTTTGAAGCGCCTTTTTGTATTTTAATATCTTTACATATACGTATAATCGTAATATGCCATCTTCTATATGGCATTTAATTTATTATAAACCCCCTATTACGTTTCTTAATAAACGTAGTTTCCCAACAAAAAATTTAGGAAAAATGAACAGAGACTTTTTAAAAGAGGCTATTGCCGATGCTAAAGCTGTAAAAGAATCAGCTATAGCAAATGCTAAAGTTGCTTTAGAAGAAGCTTTTTCTCCACAAGTTCAAGCCATGTTTGCTAGCAAGCTAGAAGAAATGGAAAAAGAAGATGTGAAAGAAGCTGATAAAGAAGTAAAAGAAGCAAAAAGCGATGATGAAGTTAAAGAAGAAATGTCCAATCCAGTAATGCGTAGAGGTCTGAAAGGTGATGACCCAGCAGAAAAAGAAACAGAAAAAATGAGATTCAAAGAAGAAGACGATAAAAAAGTCGACGAATCGAAAGAAGACGTTTCTGAGGAAGACAAAGAACTCGATGAAATTTTATCAGAGCTAGAAAAAGAAGATCTTAAAGAAGATGCTCGTACTGACGCCGAAGAAGAAGGCTACAAAGACGGCATGAAGGACGCTAAAAAAGATGTCGAAGATAAACTTGACGATATCAAACTTGAAGAAGATGAGCGTACTGATGCTGAAGAAGAAGGCTTCAAAGACGGAATGAAAGACGAGAAAGAAGATGAGGAAGACGAGGACATAGACCTTGACGACTTATCTGAAGAAGACCTTAAGAAGTTCATCGAAGACGTAATTGAAGATATGGTTAAAGCTGGCGAGATAGAAGCTGGTGAAGAATTCGAAGATGACGTTGATGTAGATGTAAGCGACGAAGGTGAAATTGAAGTAGAAGATGATATGGAAACTTCGGTTGACATAGCAGAAGACGCAAGAACAGATGCTGAGGAAGAAGGATACAAAGATGGTATCAAAGACGCTAAAGCAGATGCTAAAAAGGAAATTGATAAAATTAAACTTGAAGAAAAAGAAGAAGAATTAAAAGAAGCTTATGCTACTGTTAAGACTTTAAAATCTGAGTTAAATGAAATCAACTTACTTAATGCAAAACTACTTTACACGAACAAAGTGTTCCGAGGCAAAAACTTAACTGAATCACAAAAAGTTAAAGTATTAGGTGCTTTTGATAAAGCTGAAACTATTAAAGAAGTAAAACTTGTATTTGAAACTATCGACGGTAGTGTTAAATCTAAAGTTTCCAATAAATCTATAAGCGAAGGCTTTAGAGCTAAAGGAAGTGCTTCTAATATGAAAGCTAATACAAATGTTTCTAAGAAACAACCAATTGTTGAATCAGATGAAATGGTCGCGCGCTTTAAAAAATTAGCTGGAATAATCTAATTTAGAACTTAAAAATTAATAATAACAAACAAAAATTGAAAAAAATGTCACAATTAAATTCACTTTTAGAAAGCGCTAACCCTTACAAATCACTACAGAGTGATGCTGCAAGATTAGCTGCTAAATGGAACAAGACAGGTCTTTTAGAAGGTATCGGAAACGAAACTGAAAAGAATAACATGTCTATGATTCTAGAAAACCAAGCTAAGCAATTAGTGATGGAAGAAACTAACACTGGCGGTGGTGCTGGTGCTGGTTCATTCTCTCCAGGTACAGGTCCTGCTGGACAGTGGGCTGGAGTTGCTTTACCATTGGTAAGAAAAGTATTTGGACAGATCGCTGCAAAAGAATTTGTTAGCGTTCAACCAATGAACTTACCTTCTGGTCTAGTATTTTATCTAGATTTCCAATATGGTACTACTAAAGAGCCATTTACTTCTGGTAATTCTCTTTATGGTAACGCTGGTACTAACCCTTCAACTGCTCCTTTCGGGAACACTAACGAAGGTGGTCTTTACGGTGCTGGTAGATTTGGTTACTCTATTAACAACACACAATCTTTACCGTTCGATGGTGTTTCTTCATCTGTAGATTGGTATACTGACTTACAAGCTGACTCAGCTGTATCTCAATCGTATACTGCAGGTGCTACTGGACAGATCGTTGCATTAGATATTCTTGCAACTAATTTCCCAGATTATGACACTAGAGCTGTAAAAGGATTCTATTTATCAGGTTCTGTTGCTAACTTACCTATTGATGGTACTGCAAGACAGTATCCAGAGTTTACAAAAGTAACTCAATCAGGTGGTAATGACGTAATCAGATTCTTCGTAGGCGCAGGTGTTAACTGTGATGCTGCTGATGCTGCAAGAGCAATTAAAGTAGTATACACATTACAAACTAATGATGCTGAAAGAGGTGATTTCGAAGAAGGTAACACTAACCTAAATGGAAATAATAACCCAATATCAATTCCTCAGATTAACATTCAAATGCAATCAGAGGCTATTGTTGCTAAAACTAGAAAACTTAAAGCTGTTTGGACTCCTGAGTTCGCTCAAGATTTAAATGCTTACCATTCTCTAGACGCTGAAGCTGAATTAACTTCAATCATGAGTGAGTACATTTCATTAGAAATTGACTTAGAAATTCTTGATATGTTAATTGAATCAGCTGCTGCTGGAACTGAGTGGTGGAGTGCTCAAAACAACTTATCATTAGGATCTTCAGGTGTTGTAGATGCTGATTTAGGTTTCTATAACTCTCAAGGACAATGGTTCCAAACTTTAGGAACTAAAATCCAAAAGTTAAGTAACATCATTCACCAGAAAACTCTTAGAGGTGGAGCTAATTTCTTAGTATGTTCTCCAACTGTAGCTACTATTATCGAATCTATTCCAGGATTTGCTAGTACTTCAGACGGTGATGCTGCTAAAATGAGCTACGCATTTGGTGTACAAAAAGCAGGTACTATCAACTCAAGATACACTGTTTATAAGAACCCATATATGACTGAAAACACAATCCTATTAGGATTTAGAGGAGGTCAGTTCTTAGAAGCTGGTGCTGTATTTGCTCCATATATTCCGCTAATTATGACTCCATTAGTATATGACCCAACAACCTTTACTCCAAGAAAAGGATTGTTAACTAGATATGCTAAGAAAGTTGTAAGACCAGAATTCTATGGTAAGATCTTCGTTAACGGTTTAAATACACTGTAATCGAATAACTTAACAATTAGTAATTAAGAACCCCGCATTAGCGGGGTTTTTTTTTCCTTGGATGCCTAGCTAGTAATTAGTATATTTATTATAAACCAAAATAGTTATTAAAATGAAAGAAACTCCCTCGCAGTTACCAATTCAAAGTTACGTAATGAATTTCCCACATACTTTTTCAACAGATAATCCAAATAATGTCTGGATGAAAGAAATGTCTCAAAAAGAATTAACAATAAATAGACCAAAAGCATACAAACAATTTATGGATTTGTATAATTTTATGGCTGGTCAATCATTAGTACATTTATTACCTGCAGAAGGTAATTTTCAAGATTTAATTTATGTAGCAAATTTAGGATTACATTTGCCTCATATTTGTAAAGAAAATCATATTTTATTATCAAATTATACTTCACCACCAAGACAAGGTGAAGAATATGTAGGTGAAAAATTCTTTAATCAAATGGGTTATAAAACTCATATTTCCCCTAATAAGTGGGAAGGTGAAGCTGATATAAAATATTTAAAAGATAATGTTTATATTGGTGGTTATGGTATTAGATCAGATATAAAAACATACCATTGGATGGAAGAAAAATTTAATATGAATGTTATTAAAGTTAAGATGGTAGATGAATATATGTACCATTTAGACTGTAGTATATTTCCGTTAAATTCGCATGCAACTATGGTTTGTACAGAGTTATATGATAAAACTGAATTAAAGCAAATAAGCAAGTATACTGATATAATAGACATAGATGTAGATGATTCTATGTATGGAATGGCTAATTCTGTTAGATTAGGTAATATGATATTATGTGCTTCTAATATTACTGAAATGAAAAAAGATAATGAATATTATGAAGGTGAAAAACATAAAATAGAATCATTAGAAAAAATATGTTCACAACAAGGTATGGAACCTGTTATATTTAATTTATCAGAATATATGAAATCAGGAGCTATGTTAAGTTGTATGGTAATGCATTTAAATAGAGTTGATCATTTTAAAACACTTTTATAAATGGCCGAAAAATTAGAGGATTGGCTTAATGGTGAAGTAGCGGAACTATCCAAACTATCAGTTGGAGAATTAAGTAATACTTTTTTCTTTAGGGATCCTCTTAGATCAACTTATATTGATAATGAACATTTTTACAGCCCAGCAGATGGAACTATTTTATATCAAAAAGTAGTTCAACCTGGTGAGCAAGTTTTAGAAATAAAAGGTATTGATTACACTATCCAAGATGTAATGGGTGATAGTGATTATAATAAACCTTCTTTAGTTATTGGAATATTTATGTCGTTTTATGATGTACATATTAATAGAATTCCTTATGGTGGTGTACTTAAGTATAAACGTTTGGAACCTATTGAGTCTACAAACAAACCAATGTTAGCGGTGGAGAAGGATATTTTAAATAAAGTAATCAACCCAAATAACATGGCGTACTTAAAGTACAATGAAAGAATGTCTAACCAAGTGTATGTTCCTTCTTTAGATTACACATATCATATAATACAAATAGCAGATGAAGATGTAAATGTAATAGCCCCTTTTAAACAACAGGGGGATCTTTGTGCTCAAAACGAAAGATTCAGTTTGATTAGATGGGGATCACAAGTAGATTTAGTTCTACCTCTAGATTCTAGATATAATTTCGAGACTATTCTAGATGATACAATGCATGTAAATGCAGGTCTTGATAAATTAATCAAAATTAAAGAAACGAATAATGACATCCAACCACCACAAGGACGAGATATTTAGAAAAAAAAGAATAGTTAAAAACCCAATTAAATTTAAATTACAATTAAACGAAGAACAAAAAGAAGCAAAAGCAAAAATATTAGATCATACATTATCAATATTAGCAGGTAGAGCAGGATCAGGTAAAACGTTATTAGCATGTAATGTAGCATTAGATGGGTTATTAAGAAGACATTATACAAAAATTATAATTACACGTCCAACAGTATCAAAAGAAGAAATTGGGTTCCTCCCAGGTGATTTAAGAGAAAAAATGGATCCCTGGATTCAACCTATTTACCAAAATATGTATTCACTTTATGATAAAGCTAAAGTTGAAAAATTAATTGAAGATGGTAAAATTGAAATAGTACCTTTAGCATTTATGCGAGGTAGAACATTTTTAGATTCTTGTATAATAGTAGATGAAGCACAAAATGTTACTCATGAACAAATGGAAATGATTTCAACTCGTATAGGTTTAAGGTCTAAAATGATAGTATGTGGTGATGACCATCAAGTAGATTTAAGAAGTAAAGCTGATTCTGGTTTTAGATTTTTATATGCTGCTGCCAGAAGAATTAAAAAAATGATAAGTATTACCTTAATGAAAAACCATAGAGATCCTATCGTTGATGATCTTATTGAAGCTTATGAGGAAGCAGAAGAAAAAGGTATACTTAAAGGTACTTCTGGAAGTAGTGGGAGATCCCGAAAATAAATAATTGGGAATAATTTTTTATATATTTATAACAAAAAATATATTATGGCATCAACATTAACTCCAACAAAATTTCAAATAAAAATTAAGGAGGAACATATTGTTAAGGATATTAAAACTCTCAATGAAACATTTTTCACAATTGACAATGTAACTAATGTAGATAGAAGGTTTGTAACTATACCTCAAACAACATCAATAGCTTTAATCGACGTTAATGGTGTAGATCCAGGTGCGGGTACATTTCCATCTAGTAGTATGAAATATGTAAGAATTTCTAACTTAGATAACTCAGCATCTTTGGCAGTTAGTTTTACATCATCTGATGATGGTGGAGGAGCTCAGTATTGGACTATGCATTGTTTACCTACATCATCTTTAATGTTTTCAAGCCCTGATGTAACAAGTAGTTTATTTAATGGAACTTTTGGTCAAGATATAGAATTCGTATCTGTTTATTCTTTAAGTTCTAGTATTGATGTTGAATACGTAGTAGTTAACGCTTAAAAATAGTATAATATGGCAAATATACCAATATGGCCCGGCTCTAGTTCATTCCACCCAGGAGATACTCCTTTTGGGTTTTATGATAATGATATAGAGTTCCAAAAAGATGCAGATAAATTTGCAAAATTTGCAGCACAAAGATTAGGTTATCCTTTAGTTGATATTGAATTACAAAAATATAACTTTTACACCGCATTAGAAGAAGCTGTAACTGACTATGCTAATGAAGTATATGCTTATAAAGTTAGAGATAGTTATTTAACCTTAGAAGGAGCAGATGCAGCTCATATGGATATTGAAAGGTCAGTAGTTGTTCCTAATTTAGGTAGAATAATTCAAATATCAGAACAATATGGAGTTGAAGCAGGTACAGGTGGAAATGTAACATGGCATACAGGTAAAATTCCTATGACTAAATCTGTACAAGATTATAATTTAGAAGATTGGGCTAAAGAAAACATACCTCATTATAAAAATCATGATATAGAAATAATGAGAGTATTTTATGAAGCACCACCTGCAATATTAAGATTTTTTGACCCATATATAGGATCAGGAATGGGTACTATGAATTTAATGGATACATTTGGTTTTGATGGTTACTCACCTGCAGGTGTAGATTTCTTATTAATGCCTATTAATTATGATTTACAAGTAATACAACAAATAGAATTTAATGATCAAATTAGAAGAGCTAATTATTCATTTGAAATGCATAATAATAATTTAAGATTATTCCCAATCCCAGATGGTGAAAACCCAACAAATATTTTCTTTGAATATATTCTTAACTCAGAAAGATCTTCAGCATCATTTGTAGTAGGTGGAAGTAGTACTATAGCTAATATTTACGATGTACCTTATAAAAATCCTAACTATGATAAAATTAATTCTATTGGTAGAAGTTGGATATTTGAATATGCTTTAGCTTTATGTAAAGAAATGTTAGGATATGTTAGAGGTAAATATCAAGTAGTACCAATACCTGGGGATAATGTTACATTAAATGCAAATGATTTAATTACAGCCGCAACAGGTGAAAAAGAAAGATTAATTGATAGATTAAGAGCTTATTTAGGAGAAGTATCAAGAGAAAAGTTATTAGAAAGAAGAGCAGTAGAAGGTGATTACCTGGAAAAAGAGCTAGGAAAAGTTCCATTTCCAATTTATATAGGATAATATGGCATTATTTGGAGGAGCAAGAGACATAAGCCTATTTAGACACGTAAATAGGGAGTTAATGGCCGACGTCATTACTCAACAGTGTTCATTTTATAAATTTAAATTAGAAGAAACTAAAATAAATTTGTATGGTGAAGCTGCTGAAGAAAAATTCTACATGGGTCCTGTTTTATTAAATTGTTTAGTTGAAAGATTAAATGAAGAATTTCCTGAAACTGATTTAGGTACTGATTATTCTTGGGGTGCCACTTTTAAATTTTTAAGAGATGATTTATTAGGTAAAGCAGAAGAATTTAATTTAGATTTTGAACCATCTAATTACCAATATGGAGCTGATTTAGTTCCTCAAGTTGGTGATATTATTTTATATAACGAAGGATATTACGAAGTAGATAATGTAAATACTAATCAATATTACATGGGTAAAAATCCAGATTATCCAAACGACCCAAATCCAATAAATCCAGGATTAGATCAATTTGGTTATAATGTTTCAGTAATTTGTGAAACACATTATGTACCAGCTGATAAAGTAGGAATAACACAAGAAAGATTATACACAGGAAACAATTCAAACCCATCATTAAATGGCTAATAGAGGAAAAACACCAATACCAAAGACTCAAAGAGAAATTTTAAATTCTCAAATTGAACCATTTAACCCTCCTGCGGGTTCACCTGGTTTCTCTGATACAGGTAATCCTAATGATTCTGGTACTTTTAATAGAGGTAATCAATTATCATTTAAAGATGATAATACAAAACCTTTTACTTTAGGTATTAAAGATATTGATGAAGCTATAATGTATTATATGGAAGAAGTTATTCAACCTACAGTAATACAAAATGGTGTAGTACAACAAGTACCTTTTATATATGGTTCACCTGAAAGGTGGAAACAAATTCAAAAAGATGGTTATTATAGAGATAAAAAAGGTAAAATTATGTTACCTTTAATTACATTTAAACGTAATAATATAGAAAAAGTAAGAAATGTAGCAAATAAATTAGATGCTAATAGTCCTCATCTTGTATATAATTTTCAAAAGAAATATAGTATAAAAAACGCATACGACAATTTTGCTATTTTAAATAATACAAAACCACTAAAAACAAATTATGCAGTAGTAGTTCCTGATTATGTTAATATGACTTATGATTTTATTGTAGCTACTTATTATGTAGAACAATTAAATAAAATTATTGAAGCTATAAATTATGCTTCTGATTCATATTGGGGTAATCCTGAAAGATATCAATTCAGAGCTAGAATTGATAATTTTGCAACACCAGTAGAAGTAGAACAAAGAGGAGAAAGATCTGTTAAAGCAACATTTTCACTAAAACTTTATGGATATCTAGTTCCAGATACAGTTCAAAAACAACTAAGTAAACTTAATAAGAAATTTAACACACCCGCACAAATTATATTTAATATGGAAACAGTACAAAGTATAGAGCAGCTGAATCAACAAAGCCAAAATGATAATTCACGTTTGAGTATTCAATCTGGCAATAATTTTAACGAATTTATAGATAACGGCCAACAATAATTGATTTCATAATATTTATAAATAAAACTAAATGGGTATAATATTAAGACAGAACAAAGGTTCCGAGTTAACATTTGCAGAAGTAGATGGCAATTTTCAATCGCTAT